GTATTATTGCATTGTGTAGTATTATATATACGACTACTCAAATAGTGATGAGTCAATGGAATTCTTTTTAGGTAAAAAGTTTAAGCCCATTGCCTCTGCTTCAAGCTTATCTTTAATAACAGGTGATATGAACTTTCGGATATCTTCTATTTCGATATCATTAGTTTCACATACTTTAATGATAGCATCCATATATGGTATCTTAAGTTCACCAACTGTGCTTTCGATAAGCTTTGTAAATTTAGACTTTGTTAAAAATTGTTCTTCTATTTTCATTTGTCTAAAACCCTTAGTAAAATTGTATCTTTATTAATTCTGCCATTAGGCACTTTTGTTTTTGTTTTTATAGTTTCCCAAGCATCGTTAATTTGCTTTGGTGTTTTCTGTAAAACAATCGGTAAGAAGTCAAGTGGTTTACGTAAACACACAGTCCTACTTAAACCTGTTGAAATATTCTTAATGGTTGATCCAGATATTTCAAATCCATTTGGACTTTCAGTAACGTATTCAATAACCATTTTGCTTTTAGTATTGAATGCATATAACCTTGTCTTTGTAGGTATTTGAATTGGATTAATTGATACGATTTTAAAATCATTATCTTCTTTCTTATATTGTACTTTAGCAACTTGTTTATCAACTGACTTAGGTCTTTTGATTTTAACATTTCTTGATGCTTTAGTTGCAGACCTAATTCTTTCTAAGTCTTCCAACATTGCAGTACATATTTTAATTCGTTGATTGAGAGTTGACCTTTTTAGGTGGGAGTAACCTTCAACTGCTTGATCACATCGTTTGTGGTAAGCATCCTCATAGTCAAGGAGCCAACCCTCAATCATAGGCTTAACGTGGCTTATAGCTGTATTCGTTAGGCCGTGGTACTTGAATCTATCATAAATATTAATAGTGGCTTCGTCACCATCGATCCACTTGTCTTCTAGTTCAAGTAATTCTTGCATAATAGTATTATTAATTTTATTAACTAATTTTTCTTGAGGTGATATAGTAATTATATTACTTTTAGCTTTTCTTTCAGCTTGCTTTTCTTTGTAAATGATTTTACCTTTTTCAATTAATGGTGTCATTCTATCAAACAAATGTGATAAGAAATCAGGAGCTTTATCAGACTCAACTGTTTTATGTAAATCATTATTGTACCAGAAAGCTGTTGCTGCATGGTGTGTCATAGTAAAATGATATTCAGAATTAGCTAAAATGTATTTAGATGGTTGGGGAAAGTTTTTCTTAACCCATGTCTTAACTTGGCTTATGCAATCTTTCTTATCGACCTGTAAATGAAAATAATCTTTGACTGCGTCAAATCCTTTATCAATTGGTACACCAGCTAAACCTGTTCTAGCTCTTGCCCTTAATACTTTCTTTTTAGTCTTCTTACCTTTTAGTGCTTGTAGTCCCATATTAAACTCCCATTTATATGTTGTTGTCGTTAATGTATTGTTGTGTTGCGCTTCGTACTATAGTAGGATATTCTCCTAAGTAAGTACCAGCATCTAAATCTTTCTTAGTTACTAAATGCTTATGCATATGCTCAATGTTATCGTAATTTGCAAGAATGTCTTTTGCTAACTGATCAAATTCACTATCTGGAATTAAGTTAGTATCGAGCTGATAATAGGCAAATGCACACATTAAGTATTTAGCAATAGGATTCTTCATTACTGAAGATCCAATACTGATTGTGCTACAGAATCAGTATAAAACTTATCCTGATGAGCTATGTTAATCTTAGTAGATAGAGTAACAGCCAATCCACTGTTTCTATCTAGAAGTCTTTGAGCAAGTTCGTCTTGCTCTTCTTTTGATAACATTTCTAGATCATCTATCATTCTATTTAAATTAGCCATAAATTAAACTCCCTTTTTAATTTTATAGTATTATTATACACCAGTTTTACAGAAATGTAAAGGAAAAAATGCATAAAATGCAAATTAATTTCTCCTCATTGTTGAGTACTCTTTAGGATCTGCATCTTTAGTTACAGGTACCATGTTAGATTTATGCATGGTGGCAATACCTGTAATGAACGTACCTGTGTACGCATTTGTTTTAGACTTACCAACAACTTTACCTGTGTAGTTGCTTGTTGGTAGAGAACGTGAATGCTCTTTATAATTAGGAGCACTAATGCCTGAATCTTTATTTTTGTTTTTAAGCTGAGATGGGTGTACACCTCTAGCCATAAGCCACTTATCGTGTTCAGCTTGAGCTTTTTGCCAGCCTGCTTTACGAAAAGGCTTTTTCTTTTTAGTACTATTATTGTTGTAGTAAATTGGTAATAGATGCATTGTCATTTTTTACAGCTCCAAATAATTTATTTAAATCGACATAACCATAGTTGATTGCAAATAGTATTGCAACTATTATCATAATAATAACTGCATTACGAAAGAACCAACCGACTATGGAAAAGAATACTCCTACAATCAATGCTCCAGCTACTGCGAAGAAGAGGAGTTGAAAATATAGCGGTAGCATTGATTGTATCTCGGAAGGACTAGGCATAAAGCTCTAGCTCCTTTTGTGCCTCCTCAGATGTAGCGAAGTACTCGCTATACCGGTTGTATGGCTGGATAAATCCTTCGGACTTATCTATCTTGCCAACATACCAGCCGGCGGCTGAGGCCATAACGATAGCTTCTGATACGCCATCGTTATCGAATTGGATGTCTTTGATTTCTTTTGTAAATTGCATTTTAGTTTCTCCGCTTTTTTCATTTTAATAGATATATTATACCATAGTTTTTAGCAGATGTAAAGGAAAAAATGCATTTAATTTAAAAAAAGTGATTAACATATTAACTATGTTTTATCTCTTTGTATTTGATCTGGTCCAGAGTTTGACGATAACTCTGGACTTTTATTTTGCAAAGCATCTAGCTGAGCTCTAAGTTCTTTTATACGATTATATAAAGTATACTTTTCTTTAGTCTCTTCGGCTAGTTGCTTTTTAAGTAGATCTATATTAGTGAACGGTTTCGTCATCTTCCATCTCCAGTTCGAATACAAACTCCATACCGTTATCATTATGAGATTGATGAACACATTCTCCTAAAGTATAGTTATCATCATCGACGGTAAAGACTATTTCTTTTTCTTCGTTAAATTTTTTTAATTTTTCTTTTTTGAAATTTATAACATTTGATTTTTTAGACATTAGTTTCTCCTGTATTTAGTTACAATGTTCCTGCACCAATTGCTGGTTCAGATGTGTTCTAAATACTTTTTTACTTTATAGATCTATTATACTATAGTTTTACATAAAAGTAAAGGAAAAAGTGATTAACCTGTTAAATGCTTAGCGTGTATTTTACAACCTATAAAGTTGTTGTAGTAATCTTCACGTAATAGCACATCATTATCAAATTGTAACTTAGCTTCATGATATGACATATCACCTTTGGTTTTACAAAGTCTTAAAATCTTTCGGTTGAAGCTTTCTGTTCCTCGTGATTCCACAAGTCTCCGTACTTCATCAGATGATCCGTAGTATGTTTTCCAGTCAGATTCTGTACGTGTTCGTACACGCCTCTTACGTGTTTTAGTGATGGGGAGAGTTTTAGGTTTCCAGAAATTCTTCTTTCCAATATATTTTTTACCGGTGTCGAATTCTGTAATTTCGTATACAAAGCCCTGGTACTCCTCTGGTGTAGTTTCAAATACTTTATTATTATAGTGCCACATAATGTTATTTATTCAGCTGATTCAACTTCTTCTGATTCTGCTCTTCTTCCACACATTGAACAGAAAGTAGGTTCTTTATAAGATGCTACGTAAGTTGTTTCATCACATTCTTCACACTCTATTTTGTAATCCTTCAATGATCTCTCTCTTTCTTTTATCAGATGCTTTGAACCACTCAGCTATTTCATGAGTAGTTCTTCCACATCCAATACATAGTTCATTTTCAACTTTACATATTTTTACGCAAGGTGAAACTATCTTAGAAGTCGATTTCACATTCACCACCTGCACACGCAGCGGCCGCGAGGGTATCAACATCTGTATACTTCTTTTCTGTTATATCATCTCTCCAATCAATCTGTTTCAAGTTTGATTGTATCTTTTTCCATTTGTGTAATAGATATGCATCTTTTAAACAACCTTCAGAGATTTTCTTATCTCCATCGCAATAATTATTTGCAAAGTTTTCAAATCTACGTACCCAGTCTTTTCTAGAAGAATTTTCTGAAGACTCCACTGACAGGTCTAAACCAAAACCCTGTGCAGTTGAACATGCATCCCATAGGTTTGGATATACTTTAAGTGCATCTACAACTAAACCTGAAGCAAAGATTGAAGCATCGCCATATTTCTTAACCATAGTCTTAGAATCAATAACACCAGTGTTTGGAGCTTGATTGTAATCTTTATCACCGGTCATTGCTAAGAATGAAATACCTGCGAATGCATCACGATTTTCATAAACATATTTTTCTACATTATCCCAATCATCTACAATGATTGTATTTGATACGTTATGTCTTATACCTTTGTC